TCGCTCTGTCCGTCAGGGGGACGAAGCGATCCCGGCCCGTCTTGGTGTTTTTGATCGTGAGAATGCGCGCCGATAAATCCACCTGTTCCCAGCGCAGGGAAAGCAATTCGCCCTTGCGCAGTCCAGTGGCTAAGTCGAGTTGAACTAAGTCCAAAAGATAAGCTCGACGTCCGACCAGGACAGCTAATAATCGCTGTTCTTCTTCGCTGGAAAGAATCCGATAACGCCTGGACTGGGTCTTCAACTTCGTCACTGCCTGGCAAGGATTCTTCGACACGACTGCATCTCGCACGGCGAGGCTGAAAATTTTACTCAAGACTTCCAAGTGACGATTGACAGTGGTCGGTGTCACCAATTTCTTTCTCTTGCCCATTTCTTCTCGTCGTAGTTTTTTGAATCGCTCGATGTCGAAGGGGCTGATCTGGTCGAGAATCTTGTCACCAAAAAAACGAGTCAGGACATCGCAATGGTAGCGATCATCCTGCCACGATTTTTTATTCAACTTCGCCCAGGGCAAATAATGGGATTGAATAAACGATTCAAGCGTAGGCGCTTTTGGTGTTCCATACTTTTTATCAAAGAGCGAGGCGATGATCGCCTTCTCAGCCTGAAGTGCCTGCGATCTGTTTTTGGCTTCAGGAACGAGTTGGCGAATGCGCGGATGGTCAGGCAGGTTGATGTCTACCATCCACTTCTGAGCGTCTTTGCGGTAACGAACGGTCATTGGCTTAGTCCTCCTCAGTAGAAGAAACAAGCCTTTCTCGCTGGACGAAGGGGAGTATGGGCGGGACGGGAAGCAGGGTCAAGGCGGGCTTGGCGTTGAGGCGAGGTTGACGACTAATCCAGGCAGAAACTTCTCCCTGATCGAAGAGCAGCGTCCCGCCCAGACGACGACCGGGAAGCGGGTCAACCGGTCGTCGCGTCAGTCGCCAAATGGTCGTGAGGCTGCGTCGCAGCAGTGTTGCAACCTCACGGGCAGTGAGATAGTCCGGGGTCATAATTTTTTTCTTTGGGTTGAAATTTGAAGTACAACCCACAATGTGGGCATTGATACAGTTTGCGCACGGGACGCCATCTGTCCGACCATTTGCCGCAGACACAACAAATCTCCGGCCACTCGGAGGCGATGACTGTGCTCGCGTATTTGTAACGCGCCAGATAAACCAGTTCGGCTTTATTGGTTCTGATCTGGTCAGCGTACTCGCGCGCGAGGGCTGCTGGTGAGACAAGGAGCGTGCCTTGCCGTTCGAGCAAGGTCGCCCCTTGTGCGCGCAAATGGTCAAAGAGTTCCTGTGCGGTCATATCAGCAGTAAGTGGATGACGACGTGTGCTTGCGGGTCGTTCTGCTTGAGCGATTCCTGCCAAAGCTCACGCAGTTTCTGTTCGATTATTTGATTCATGGAGTCTCCTTTGTTGTTGATGCCACGTACGCAAGCGGTGCGCGGAGGTTTTATAAGGAAATTTTTGTGTGCTGGGTTTCTTCAGCAAGCGCGGCTCTTCCGCGCTGTCTTCGTAGACCATCAGGCGAATCTCGAAAGCGGTGATCTGCCTTCCCGCGCGTCTATAAGCCGAACGGATTCGCTGGACTTCCCGCTTGCCTGCGCTGGTCAGCCCGTGAATGGTCGGGAAGTTGGGGCCGTACTTTTTCAGATATTCGCGCGCCTCGGCTATCGTGCAAGGTTGTCCGTGTCGCCGGAGACGATTTTTAATCAAGATAGCTTCCCGGTTGATCGTGTTAAATTTTCGCGTGTACTGCAAGCTTCTTTCTTTTACTTCAGGATTGTCCCAATAGCTTCGATTGAGTTCGGGATTTTCCTTGCGCCACTTGCGCAGGTATTCCCGTCGCCACTCCTGAAAGGTTCGATTGTAGGCGGAGGCGCACTCCTTGCATTTCTTCCTCAGGTGATACAGGCCGTCGCTGGCAAGCCGAAAAACAATCATCTCCGCCAGTGGTTTGTCTTTGTCACACTTGTTACAGTGCGCGACGGCGGGCAGGTCGCTGAAAAGTTTTGCTCTCATATCTCTCTCTTTTCTTCTCCGTCGGTTATCCAACTGTCTGGTGTCCAGTTTTCGGCAATCTCTGCACACTCTTCTCGCTGTTGTGCCGCTACGGCTTCAGCAAATGCCCGCAGGCATCCCAGATGATAGCTCTCGGCCATCGGGCTGGTGTGCGCCGGGTAATGCTGGCGGGCAAGGTCTTTGATTTGTTCGTCGGTGAATGTCATTGTTCTTCAAACCTCCGTTGCCGTGCCGCAATGGCGGCATCGGTGAATTTCTGACTGTTGACCGCGTCCAGCCCGATCAGCGTCAGAAAGTTGATAAAAGCCCCGCCACTCGGACGAGGCAGCCTGTCCCGGTCGTGCGTGAATAACAGGATGCCCCCCGCACTCAAAATGAACGCATTCACAGGATCGCCCCAGACGACGAAGACCGGCCACGCACTGGCGATAGCCAACCGTCTGGCTTTCTCTTTCTCGTCGTCGGTCGGTTCCTGCCCTTTGACTTCCAGCCAGCATTGCGCTTCGGGGAGGCGAAAGTCCGGCAGATAATTCAGCCCGTGCAGACTGTAGCCTTCCGGTTCGTACTCGTACGCCACGCCCAAACTATCGAAGAAAAGCGCGTAGCGGGCTTCCAGGCGCGACCGAAAGGCATAATTTTTGTAAATCGTCGGAATTGCTTGCAGGGTTTGCATAAAGACCTCCTAGACGGCAATGAAGAGTTGAGGGAGTTGGTTGAGCCGGTAGTACAATTTGCGCCACTCTTCGTTCTCCTTGCGTAGCACTCGTTTTTGTTCAGGTGATTCCTCGCGCTCGATGTCCACATCGCTGTTATAGAAATTTCGTGTTGTAGAGCGATAAAGCGTGTCCCCGTCTTGCCAAACGACATGCAGGTGTTGCTCCTTCGGGCAACCCGGAAGACAATAATTAACAAGCCCCCAAGGAGTTCCATTCATTGTGATTATAGGCTTTAGCTCCTTGTCCCAATCAACGTCCAGAATGTCGCATTCCGGCAATTGGCGATACACAGCCAGCGTCACCTGCTTCCCGGACAGTGTGAGCGTCTTAATTTCTACCGTCGCGGTCTGAATAATTGCGTTTTTTGGTGTTAATTGTTTGAGCATATTAGAGTTCCTTTCGTTTGATAGCGCCCCTGAGAGAATCCCTCAAATCCCCATTTCCCTAAGGAATGTCGGATTTGGGGGATTCTTAATTTTTCTAAGAGTCTTCGTTGTTTTCGCTGTCATTTTCCGGGGGCGCGAGTTTGTATTTGCCCTTTCCTGCGCGAACTAGATAGCCTTCCGCGACTAGACTGGTTAAGGCGCGTTCGACTGTCTTCTCGCCAAACTCATCATCCCAGGCGGTCTTGATTTCATACGTCTTGATGATTACTGAATCGTCCTTGAACATATCCAGGATGTGATCGTAGATGCTTTTTGGCTTCGCCTTGACCGGTCGCGTGTATTCCATAAACCACCGGCTGTCGTGGTCGTACTCAAACACCGTCGGCTTGAATTTCTCGCCTTTGACTTTCGAGCAGGTCAATTCGATCAGCCCTTGCTGATTCCTGACGTGGTTGATGTTCATTTGCAGCCGGACGGCTCCGGTCAAACTGCTCGCCCCCCGTGACGAAAACATCTCGTGCTCCCCGTGTGTCTTCTTCCCCATGTGATGGACTAGCAAGACAGCGCAATTCGACTTTTGGGCGAATTGGTTCAAAGGCCGAATGATCTTGCGTTGGATTTCTGCATTGTTGTTTTCGTCGGCGATGTCGGCAGCCTGTGCCATCGTGTCGAAGACGACCAGGTGAATTCCCCTGTGCCTGACCCATTTGGCCAGCGCGTCCAGACAGCCGGGCTGCGTGATGGCGAAGAAGCTGTTGTTCCATTTGGGATCAACGGCCACGAACAAATTGTTCTTGATGGTTTCGCGTTCGTCGTCGGTGAAGATCGCCCGCATCTTTCTCAGGTCAGCCTGAATCCGGTTGGGACGATTCTCGAAATCAATGTAGAGGGACTTGCGCGGCGCGCTGCCATTGAAGATAGGCAGAAACGGACGCCCGGCAGCCATACAAAGCAAGGTGTTCAGGATCAAAGTTGACTTGCCCGCTGAAGGCACGGCTACGAGACAGGCCAGCTCGCCGGGATAGAGGTAATGCAGGATTTGTTCGCCTTCTTCAAAGAGTGTCATATCCATATCCTCCAAATCGAAGAAGTTCAGCCCGAACGTGAAGTCTTGAATAATCGTCGGGTCGTCAGGTGCATCGTCCAGTCCGGTCGTCAACCCTGACCAGTCCTGATCGTCGCCCACGGCGTAGCGGCTGACGCTCTTGGCGATAAGTCTCACTTCCCGGTCGCTCAGGGGCGGTTGACAGCGTTCCTGATTGATTTTTAGGAGGGCGGCTTCGAGTTCAGCCTGTTCCAGCCCGGCGTGCCGGAGCTTCCCGGCGATTCTGGTCAGGTCGTTGTTTCTCTGTCCCTGGGGGATGGTCTGGGATTGCCCCGGCTGCGCGGCAGGCGCAGGCGCAGGTTGACTCTGCGAAGCCAGGATATAATCAGCCCAGGCGGTGGGCAGGACGGGCAGTGCGAGCGCCTGTGTGTGGTTCCAGGCATAGTTCGCCTTTGTCCAGTGCAGGCTGGGCGGAGCGACGACGTAGCCACCTTCGCCCCGAATATCTACCCCAGGACTAAGTTTGCTGGCGCTGTTCTTGATCTGCTTGGCCTGGTCAGATTGAAACCAGGCGTGAAACCCGGAACCGGTTTTGACCGTCCAGCCTGTGCTGGTCAAAGGCAAATCCCCCAGCAAGTCCTGGACTTTATTGAAGGCGTCGTCGTCGTATTTGCCACCGTCGAAGTCCAGGACGGTCAGGTTATTTGACCGGGAACCGGTCACAACGCCGATATTGGCCGACGGCCAGGTCTGCCACCAGCGCCGGACAGTGTCTTCATCAGTGGTCGCGTCTTTGAGGCCATTGGCCGTGAGCGGATGCTTGGCCGGACTGGTGCAAGTCGGACGGCCACACGAACACGCGCCGGAACTGGGGAGAATGGTATGTAAGGGAATAACCGCATAGCCGTGCTCGGCGTAATGCAGTGCGGCTTCAGCTAAAGAGAGATCATCGGAGAAAGGTAGCATTGTGTATCCTCGCGGGGCGAAAAAAGGGAGAGGCTTTCACACCTCCCCCGGAAGTTATCAAAAGGGAATCACGTCATCCGGGTCTACCGTTTTGGTGGCCGGGGCGTTTTGCTGCGGCGCAGCTTGCGCCTGTTGTTTGGCTTGTTGCCGGACGTAGTTTTCGGGTTCGATTGTCGGGCCATACTTGGTGTTCCATTTGCTGACCGACCGCACGTTGGCGTAGGTCTTATCACCTTTGGTCTCGTGTAGGACGAAAAGGCGGCCATTGACGCCATAGAGTTTCTTGAGCGAGAAGCCTTTGAGTTCTTCAGCCGTGAATTGTGCGCCACGCCAGTTTTCGAGAAAGGGGCGCAGGTTGGATTTTTCGGCCAGTGAGCGGGTGAACTGGCGTCCAATCTCAAAGCGTTTCCCGTCCTGACGCCGCTGGCCTTCCTCGCATTCGAGTTGCCAGACCAGTTTGATTTTGTGGGCGGTGATTTTCTGGCCCTTGAATTCGTACGATTGCTCGCCCAGGTCAATAATGTCCACCAGGACAGCCTGGTGCTCGCCTTCGGGCGGGCGTTCATAGTTTCCGCCGCCATTGTCGGCGACAATAATGTCATCGGGTTCAAAAGTGGTGTTGGTATTCATGGTATTCGACCTTTCTTTGCTGTGGCGCGTTTACGCCGCGAGTAAGTGTTGAATGGTGGAGCCGAGTTGATTCAACTCAGCCGTAGATTGACGAGCGAATTGCCCGCCGGATGCGTCGGCTAGACGCCGGAGAAAATCAGCCCCAGGGCTTCCCTCAGGGCCGACGAAAACGGTATGAATGCGGGAAGTAAATCGTCGGGCGACACTGATCGCGCGGGCTTCGTCGTCCGGCTCGCCGTCAGAGATAATCACGATCTGGATGCCCAGCCCGTCGGCAGCCTGGACGAAGTTCAGCGCCTGGGCTAAATCAGTCGTTCCGCCCAGATCATCCGGCACGCCCGAAGGACAAAACTTAACCTCAGACGCCCAGGCGATGATTCCGACTTTGCCCGGATTAGTCGCCTGCAAGCGGGCTAACTCGTTGCAGCCTGCCGCGTAGCGGGATTTCCCCCCCGGCGCATCGGTCATACACATCGAGGACGATGTGTCCATCAGGACGAGCGTTTCGCAGGACAGGAAGGTCTGAGCGATTGATTGATTGTTTTGACGGGCCACACTAGACAAGCTGCCCTTGATGATTGCGGTTGTCATGTTGGTTCTCCTTGAGCTTTTTGTAGAGTGCAATATAGGTATTCGCCGCGCCTTGCGTTTCCCAATATTTAGTAAAAACCTGATGGTTGGACGAGTCCGGGTCGCGCGTGTCCCGGTAGACCAGCTTGAAGCGCGAGCGAGTTTTGTAGACGACGACAGAAAAACCCGGTTGATCTTCTAAGAGCGCATAACGTTGAATGTCTTGTGCCATTTGTTTAGTCCTTCCTGGCGATGCGCTGTAAGAGAGATTCAGCAGTAATCGCCTCATCGCCGCGTAGGTGCATGGCGGACATTGGTTGAGGATGAATGAAGTAAATCACCAGCCAGGGTTTCCCCTCGTATTGAATTTTGATAAGCATAGATTTGTTCCTCATATAGTTACCCAGTTGATGACGAAGTGATCGCCGCCTTTGGGCCACGACGAAACCATCACCGCGCCATCGGCGCGCACGATCTCTTTCCAGTCGTGAATCTGCTCGACGCAGAGCCGGTTGAGTTTGTACGCGCCAGTGACGTTCAGGACGCCGCAGCGATAGGGTGAAACGTAGTTCTCCCAGCGCGAATGCGCTAAACTTTGATGGGTCAGACTGCGCTCGAAATACAATCCAGCGTCGTATTTCTTCTTCTGTTGTGGATCGCGCAGGATTTCCCAGGCGGACTGGATGGCCTGAAACATCTCAGCAGCATTCGGCTCCGTACAGACATCAGGGTGGAAGCTTCGCGCTGCTCGCCTGTGGCCTGATTTAATTTCGTCCAGACTGGCCGACTCGTGGACGCCCAGGACGGAATACAAAGTTTCTGGCCCGTTGCCGCCTGCGAAGAAGTCCCGCAGGACGGTCTCAGGAATCACGATTGACCATTGACCATCGGCATAGCCGAATGCTGACTTGCCTTCGTAGCCAGGACGCTCTTTGCATTGCCCTAGATATTCCAGTCTGATCTTTCGCGTGACGGTCGTCGGCAACAGGGTGGCCTGAGTTAGGACATTAACGTCCTGCCCGTAATGCTTGCGCAGCAAGTCAGCGACGTGGTCGCCTGCTTCCGGTGCGATCACCCAGACTTTTTTCGACTGATCCCAACTGCGCTCGTTGGGTTTGGTTGTTGCCTTGAATTCGTCGAGAAACGCCCGATTGAACGGGCTGATGACTTCAAGAAATCCGTGCGCGTTGGCTTGTAACCTGACGGTCATAAATCCTCCGTTCGATAGCCCGAATGCGGCGATTGTTTTGAAAGACCTGCTCAAAGACGAGTGCGCGTTCTTCTTCGAGTCGACGTCTGCGCTCGTACTGCTCACGGGCGATTTGTTGCTTGAGTTTTGTCTCTGGCGTCATGCTGGTGCTCTTTTTCCTGTTACTGCGCGAGTGCATTCAGAGTATTGGTGAGACGTGCCAGCAACCCCGTGATTGCGCCGCCCAAATCGGATAGCACGACGATGGCGACAATGGCGATCAAAACGATGACAAGCGTGTATTCCACGATGTCTTGACCGGACTCGGATTTGAGCAGTGATGTTTTAGATGGTTTATTTTTGAGCATTGTGTTTCTCCAGGTAGGCGGCTCGTTCGAGGAGCCGGTTGCGCAAGCGTTGCAGGGCTGCGATGGTGTTATCGAGTTTGTCGGCACGGCCTCGCAGCGCAGCAATCTGCTGACGCACAGCAAAAGGCAGCCGAGCAGGATGAGATTGATTGGTTCTGACACGCATAAGCACCTCTGGGGACTAAAGAAAGTTCGGCCAATCCACTTCGCCGAACCGTTGGCCGACATTCTTCGCGGCCTGATTGCGGTAGCTGTCCACGATGCGCGAGAGCCGGGTGATTTCTTCGTTTTGGGCGCGAATGCGCTCACGTAAGTGGTTTACTTCCCGGCGCGTAAAGAGCCAGCAAAACGCCAGCGTCAACAGCCAGACCAAAAACAAATCAGCGAGATCGAACATGGCTATTTCCTTTCCTGCCGCAGGGCGGCGATGAAGTGATTGAGATTGGTGCGCGTCGCTTCGGCGACGGCGATTAACTCTTCCTCGGTAAGTGGTTCGCGGTTCGCCCCGCGCAGCCGGTTGAGTTCGTCCCGGACTTTGTCCACCAACTGGTCAGCCCCTTCCGGGTTGGCGTGATAGACCGCCCGGACCAGGCGGAGAAACTCAGTCAGGGGAGAACGGCGTCCTGTGCCGTTTTCGTCGTCCACGCTGTTCGGACGCCGCCGCCAGCGATAGATGGTGTCTTCGGATTTACCGAGTTCTTCGGCGACAGTGGTCACGTCCTGGGGACGAATAGCAGTTTCGAGCACCTGGTATTCGGGGAGCATACGAATCGGCTTCATAGGCAACACCTCATCACCGCAGTGGGGAGGTGCTGCGTGCGTAAAAAGAGAACAATCAAGACTCGTGTTCGAGTCCGTGAAGGGGTAAATTCCGGTCAGTGTCGGGGTGGCCGCCTGTGTGGAGCCTGTGATTCATGCGAATCGGCATTGCAGAGACAAAGAACAACCGACACCGACCGGAAAGTGAGACAGGGAGACCGGAAGGGAACCGGTAGCAGGTCTCCCTGTTGGCGCTCAGAGCAGTCCAGCGAGATAGAGTGCCAAGAGCGATGCCCTATAAGTCCCAGCCGTTAATCGTGTACCGGTCACGACCTTCCGGCTTGCGCAGCGGAGCGGAAGCGTGGGTTAGTGCTTCCGCTCGCGCAGTAACGGGGCCGGCGGGGCGAACTGAATAATTGAGACAACGGGTAATTAGGCGGTGGAGTGCTCTGTGATAGCAGGGCTTCCCGGCCCAAAACGCCTGACAGAAACAGAGGCTGCTGGTGACTTCGTAGATCGTCCCCGAAGTGGACGAGAGCACCAGCAACATGCCGTTCTCAAAATGGACATAAGGATTGAGCAGCAATTCGTCCGCGGCTTTGTCAATGGCCTTGAGCCAACGCGGCTGATCAGCGGCTTTGGCTTTGGCTTCGGTGACGACGGCTTCAAGAATGGCCAGATCAATGTTCATAGTGGTTCCCTTTCCAGTGAGTTAGTTGGTTTCAGGCAGAGTGGTAACGATGAGATCAACCGGTTCTTCCGGCGGCCCGGCTTTCCATTTGGCCCGGCGACCATCCGCGATGACGTGACGAGCGTTATTGATGAAACGGAAATATTCAGGCGAAAACTGCTCCACGACGACTTCCGTGTCAGGTGCAGGGAAGAGTCCCTGCACATTCAGCTTGAGGATTTTGACTTTCATGATGATTCCTCCGTTAAGCCGCCTGTTGGCGTTGTTCTTGTTGGCTCACAGCCAGACCGCGCTGAATCAGGATGCGGAGCATGTGCGAGACCGTCCGGTCTTCCTGGATCGCCTTACGCTCCACCGCTTCCAGTACAGGCGGCGGCAGCGTGGTCGTGACTGATTTATTTCGGTGATTGGTCAATGTTTCGTGTTCCATAACGTTTTCCAGTTTATTCCACTGGAAAACTATAGTCAATGGAAAAAACTGATTTAGGACGATTATTTTTCCAGTGGGTAAACTTGGAATATGGCGAGACCGACAAAAAAAAGAGAGATGGTCAAAGTTTCAGCGACCACTAATTTGAATCAGCTTTTCCTTGAAGCTGTTGATAGGTTGGCGCTGGAATTAAATCAATCACGGAGCGAACTGATGGAAGCGTTGCTGATGCGTGGCTTTGCTGCCTACAGGCGAGACGGGCGATTGCACGAGCCGTTCCCGGAAAAAGCTCCAGGAGAAGCGCAGTGGGCTTGGCAAGATAGGTTTACGGGGCGATTGGTAACGAAGGAGCAAATGGAATGGAGGAGAGTTGCACACGTTTTAGGTGAAGAGTGGCAGGAGAAGTTGGCAAGACTTAACCCGTCGCTCGCCCCTGACACGCTTAAGCCGGAAGAGCGAGAGATGGTGGCAGTGCCGGAAGTCAGGAACGGGGAAGTTGAGAGGAAGAAAGTGAAGGCGCGGAAGTGATGAAAGTCGAGAAGCTTCAATCTGAGTCAGGGTCTTTCGCTTTTGCGCTCACGCATGAAGGGGCGAAGGATTTGTTCAGCACGCAGACGGCGCTTTTACGGGAATTGCTTCAACAGCGAGCTACGCTGTTGGCGCAGAATCGGCTTTTGTTTGATTTGGTGGCAGAGCTTCGGAATGAAGACGTGGAGGACGTGGAGGCGCGTTTTGCGAATTTTCAGCGCGATCAGCTTCAGAAACTGTACAACGATCTGAAAGAGATTTTGCCGGGAATGGAATTCTCACCACGAAAGTGAAGCTGAACGGAGTGAATTCGATGAATCGTCGGTCGCTTTGCATAACGTCAGTATAAGCCATAACAAAAAAAGGGAACCGAATGAGTGAGAACAAGCCACCTGTGCCACCGCCGCCGCCACCGGAGCGATCCGACCCCGGTCGGTGGCAGACTAAGCGCGACCAGCCGCCACCCAGACCACCAACGCCACCACCTCCACCAAAAAGATGAGGCAGGCCCAAAGCAAAAGGCGGGCGCGCAGTAAAAGCACCTGGTTGTTGCATTCAACGTGCTGACCAGCCCAGTAAATCAAGTTCTTTTTGAATTCCCAGTCGGTGTCGGACAGGTACTCGTCATACAAAACCTGTGGGTGCAACAAGGTGATCGTACCTTGCAAGCGCGCCAGAAAGGCGAAGGCATTGGTAAGAGCAAAGGCGGCCAGTGCCAGCCAGAACCAAAAAGAAGAGAACGGCAACCCTTTATTGGCGGCGATGGCTGGGATGGCAAGAGTGACCGTAACAATGAAAGCTTGCGTGGTTTGAACCCGCCCATCCAAAGCGTCCAATCGCTTCAGGAATGTTTCATACGAGGAAAGTGCAATGGGATATGCAAGTTCTACGGCAGGGTAATCGGCGGCACTGAAGCTTTCTTTTTGGGGTTCCATAACGCCGTCAGTATACCAAAACCAAAAAGGGGAACCGAATGAGCCAGAAACTTACCGCCCTGCATGGGCAACTTAGCAATCAACAGGCACTGGATTTGATTCAGCAATATCGCGCGCAGGGACGCACCTTGACCTTACGCATCGAAGACCTGGACGATCCTGCCCGTCCCTGGTGCTACGACGTGCGTGATGGACGCATCGAGCGCGGCGCGCTGTGGACCACCAACGACACGGAGTGGGCGGAAGCCACCCCCGGTCAAATTTTGCTCGACAATTAGCTGATACCTGATTCCGGCTCAATTCCCGCTAAATCATTGAAGCTCAAAGAGTTGTTGTTGTTTTTCAAGTTTCCGCCAAGTTGATTTTTCATGTCTTCGTCTACTCCTTGTAAGTTATTGAAAAGATTGAGAGTTGTAAGTTTCCGCCACTTCGCCATACCTATAAGGTAATAACGGAATGGCGGAAACTCTCACGAAAGGTGATTTCTCATGCTGATTTCTGTCCCCGTCCTCTCCGGGTGGCTGGTTGCCGGGAAGCCGGATTTCCCGGATTACCTGGAAATACTCGGTTACAAGAAAATCCCCCAACCCAGAAACTACGACCAGCGTCAGCAGTACTTCGTGATGCGCCTGACCGGAGACAGTTTACTTAACGAAGGCATTCGCTCTGGGGACTGGATTGTGTACCGTGTGACCCGTCAGGCCAATCCCGGCCAGCTCTGCGTCATTGCCACGCCGCACGGATTGACGGTCAAGTTCTGCTGGCCCCAACCGGACGGAACCGTCATCCTGCGTGCGGGCAACCCTGACCATCCTGACCAGGTCTGGGAACAGGGAGACATCCAGATTCGGGGCGTGGTCGTCCAGTCTGGTCGGGACTGGTAATCAGCAAGCCATTTCTCCCCCATGTATAAAAGGGGGAAAGGGGGAAGTGTGTTTATAGTTGCCTCTAAACCATCTTTTCGAGCATACTTGCCAACGGGAACCGGGCAGGAAGAGATTCAATGCCCAAACAAAAGCTCACACTTTCCGTTTCTGAATCCGACTTAGCTTTGATTCACCGCGCCAGAGGCAACCAGTCCCTGGCGGGATTTGCGCTGCGTTGTATGCTGAAAACCATCGCGCAGGAAACCTACCTGACCCATTACGCGCCTGACCGCCACGAACGCAATAAGGACACTATTTTTCGATGCCTGACCAATGGCTGCGTTTCCGTCGAAGACATCGAAGCCGTGATCTTCGCTTTGTCGCAGGTAGAAATCGAGGGGTATCTCTACGAGATGGAACAGGAAGGACGTATTTATCGCCAAAAAGCGAAACGCGGTAGAATGTGGCGCTGGGATATTGGGCCGGAACCGGAAAGCGAGAAAGTGAATGCAGCGAAAAGATGATGCCATTCGGGCGGAAGTGATGGCGGCTTTGCTTGCCGGTCAAAGTGTTTCAGAGGTGGCGAAACAGCTAAAACTTTCAAAGGCAACAGTTAGCCGCATCAAGAACACGATTCTGCCGGAACAATTGAAACACACTGAAACAAAAAGACGCGATAAGATCACTGACTTGATTGAATCGCATCTGGTCACAGCCCTGACATCTGCCAATGAGCTTGCGCGCAAAGCAACCACCAACGATATCTGGATCAGTGAGCAGTCGGCTGCGGAACTCGCCGTCTTTTACGGCGTTCTTACAGACAAGGCGGTTCGTATTCTCGAAAGCATCCAGCCAGCCGAAGAAGATCAGCCTGAAGAAACCGAAGAAGACGCTTAGCTTCCGTGAATTCATTCTGGCCGTTCGGCCTCACTATTCTTTCCTCCCCTTCAACGAGAAATTGATTTCCGTGCTGCAACGCGTGGCCGATGGTGAGTTGCGGCGCGTGATGATTTTCTTACCGCCCCGACACGGCAAGTCTGAATTGGTTTCCCGTCTCTTCTCTGCTTACTACCTCTATCGTTACCCGGAACGATTTGTCGGTCTCTGCTCCTATGCGGCTGAACTGGCCTATACGCTCAGTCGCGCGGCGAAAGCGAATTTTGAGCGCACAAACGGACAGGTGAGCGGCAAAGCCGCTGCGGTCAAACATTGGGAAACAACCAAAGGCGGCGGCCTGTGGGCGGCTGGCGTCGGAGGAAGTATCACCGGTAAGGGCTGGCATCTTGGTATCATTGACGACCCGCTCAAGAATGCTGAAGAGGCTGCCTCAGAGAAAATTCGGGAGAAACAAAAAGACTGGTACGCTTCGACGTTCTACACCAGAGAAGAAACCAATAGCGCGCTGATCCTTCTGCAAACGCGCTGGCATGAAGACGATCTGGCCGGTTGGTTGCTGAGTGAAGAAGCGAACAGCGAAGACGACGAACGCGAGAACTGGCATATCGTGTCTCTGCCTGCGATAGCTGAGTTATTGCCGGAATATCCAGCAAACTGCACGATTGAACCAGACGACCGTCAGGCAGGCGAAGCGTTATGGCCGGAAAAACGCTCAGTGAAAAAACTGAAGCTGATTGCCCGGCGCATTGGCGAATATTTCTTTGGTGCTTTATTCCAGCAACGGCCAACCGCGAAGGAAGGGGCGTTCTTCAAGACAGCCAAATTGGAAATCGTAGAGACGGTTCCGAACGACCTGCGCACCGTGCGAGCGTGGGATTTGGCGGCTAGTGAAGGCAAGGGCGATTACACGGCAGGTGTCAGAGTCGGTGTAGATCGCCAGAAGAACTATTACGTGCTGGACGTGGAACGCGACCAATGGGCCAGCGAGGATCGCAATGCCGTAATGCGCCAAACTGCCGAAATAGACGGATACTATTGTCGCATTCGGATTGCGCAAGACCCTGGGCAAGCGGGGAAAGACCAGGCCGAAGGCTTAATCAAATTACTTTCCGGCTACACGGTGATTTCCGAGCGCGTGTCAGGATCAAAAGAAACAAGGGCAGATTCGTTTGCGGCGCAGGTCAATGCGGGAAATGTCAAACTGCTCAAAGCGAAATGGAACAAGGCATTCATCGAAGAGCTGCGACAGTTCCCGCGCGGCAAAAACGACGATCAGGTTGATGCCGCGAGCGACGCCTTCACGCAACTCGCACGCGCGGGCGTTGGCGTTCATATCTAATCGGCGTCTGACCCGCCCTTCGGCATATTATCCCGCCTGTTATGCCGAACTATTGGAAACAAATCAAAGCACTTCTCCCTTCGTTCGGTCGTAAATCCGACTGGCAACACGACAGCCCGTTCTACACGCCCAGCGCGATCTACGACAAGGAATTCAGCGTCATCAACCTGCCTGCTCAGTTTTTCAAGCGGGGGGCGATTTCAATGCGCGAAGCCCTGGCGCACGAGCTTGTCTTTGCCTGCCTGCGCATCAAAGCTCTGGCTCTTCAGGACGTGTTGCCGATGATCCAGCGGTATCGCGCGAACGACTGGGGACCTGACCTGACACATCCCGCCCTGCCTGCGCTGCGCAATCCCAACCCGGACAATACGTTTGGCGACCTGTTGGCTTTTATGGCCATCTGCGAAGATGTGTTCGGGGTGGTGTACCTGGAAAAGATCAGGAACCGAACGCAAGGCGTGATTGGCCTAGCCCCGCTTGATCCACGCACGGTGAACGAGCGTCCCAAGCCGGGCGCGCCGACGTTCCCGACGTATTGGAATGCGATCTCCTGCCATAAGCTGAGCGACATTGATTACTACGTGATCGAAGAAGGCGGAGCCAGTCGTAGACTGGACATAGACGACGTCGTCGCCATTAAGACGGCAGACATTCGTTCGCCGCTTGCTGGTCATTCCGGTGTGCGGGCTGGAATGCGGGCTGTTGGTGTAGACCAGAATCTGGACAAGTATATTGACGCCTACCTGATGGCCGGAGGCCCCAGCGGCGTGCTGAAGATCAAGAACCGTCGCCTGGAACCCGAAGAAGCCGAAGACATTGCTGAACGGTGGGCGAAGCGATACAACATCAAGAGCAATGCCACCCGTTCCGGTAAAGTGGCCGTCTTCGACGAAGATGGCGAGTATCAGCAAATCGGCGCGCACCTGGAAGGGCTGGCCAGCGATACGCTCAAGCAACACGATCAGGCAGCCATCTGTTCAGCCCTGGGCGTGCCTGGTCAATTGGTTGGGGCGTACTTCGCTATCCGTTGGGGCAATCAGCGCGCGGGACAGGACGCCGCTCTGACACAGTTT